ACTATCTTAAAGTATTGGGGTGAGTAATGCTAGGTTATATTAGCACTGATGTAGATGATATGGTTTATGCGTTGGATTCTGTACTTACCACGATAAATTCAGATGACGACCCTTGGCTATATAACAATACTTGGAGAGCAAAAGAGTTACTTCAAGGTTTGCAAGTAGAAGGGTACTTTGACTAATGTGGTATAAACACGATTACGTATGCACTCATTGTGATGCATTGATTGAGATCACTACCCTGGACAGTTTGCCTGAATGCTTTGAGCCTCAGTGCCCTTGTGGATCTACTAGTATTATTTATATTGGGGTATCAGATGGCAATGCCCCTATCATTACGGATGTGAGCAACATCACACCCCGTACAGTTGTCAGAATAGACTCAAACCCCTATAATTAGTATATGACCATTAAGAACCAAGGAGAAAAAATCGCCGTGTCCGAACTAGAAACCAAGCAGTACGAAGTCCAAGTAGCCGTCACCTATTACTTTATTGTAGAGGCTGATAGTCCAGAGCAAGCAGAAGAGATTGCTAGTTATGATTACTCAGACTATTCCTTTGCCGCCGAGATTGATAGCATTGACGTGGCTGAGTTAATTACGGATGAAGATGATGAATCAACTGATTGAGTATATTAAGATTCATAGGATATCTTTAATTCAAGATAGAGAGAAACTTGAAAACTTGCCAAGCAATGATGCTTCCTATAATTATATAACTGGAGCCATTGTTTGTATGGACCACCTTTTGTCAGTGGCAGAGGGTATGATAGAGTAATGGAAACAACACGACTAGACCCAAGACTACAGAAACTGGTTGACCTAGGTGAATCAGGTACAGACATTATGCACGGGGAGTTAAAAAACCTTATGTATGACACACAGACCCGTCTTTCTGGTATTGAGGACGGACCTGCAAGAGATTACTTAGAAGGTGTTCTTGACGCTTATGCAGAAGTATATGCCCTTACATACCAACTAGCATTCGCTATTTCAGATAGGGCCAAGGCCAATGGATAAGTTTATTGAAATGGACTATGAAGACTTTATCCAAACCTACAAACCAATCACTAACCATTTAGATTTAAATGCATCCTTTGATGGTTATATGTTTGAGACATATGGGGAGGAAGTAGAGTTTGTTAAGTCTCAGTCCCCCGCCAATATCTGGATGTATGGCGACGGTGATAGCGGCTCCTACATCTGGAGCGGCTGGGGATTTGTAAATAGATTAGGATACTTTATCACTGAGGTGCCCTGCCCTGCAGATACCTTGATTCAGATTCAGGTAAGCGTTCCGTGGTATTACTGTGAGAACTGTCAGACTGAATGGGAAGATGACAATTATGAGATTAGTGATGTATTTAGCGAGTTGGGGAAATGCCCTAAGTGCGCTACAATTGAAGAGTTAAAGACCCTACAAGATGAGGACCAAGATGAATAAATATGAAGTTGAAGTAATCCACGAACCAAGTGGCGCTTATATGAACTTTGTTATGTTTAGTGAAACTAACGAAGATGAGATTGAATTAGCCAAAGAAATTTGGGCTGATATGTCAGTTGTAATTTTAGACTATAAAGAGGGAGTTGAAGAATAATGGGAGCACGCATTAATTACGTATTCAAGACAAATATGGACCAGCCATATATCGTACTGTATTCACACTGGGGGGAAACCTCCTGGCATACAGATCTTGCCGCAGCGCTAGCGGCAGCACGCCCTAGGTGGCAGGACCCTTCCTACGCATTGCGTATTGTCATTGATCAACTAACTAAAGATTCTCGTGACAGTGAGACTGGCCACGGTATTTTCCTTGCTAACAGTGAGGACCTGTCATTCCTAGATTATCCTGTTATTGTTGATATGCAGGCGTGGTGGGTACAAGATGATTCAGGCGAACATAAGTGGGATGATTTTATTAATTATCACACTACTAAGGTTTTGGCTGAGCAAGACTAGGGGTAGGGTCATCCCTGTCTAAGGGTGAGGGGGCGAGACTGTGGTGGGCTTGCCCTCTCCCCTTCTTTTTGGTATAATGGATAGAGAGGAGTACTATGGCTTACAGTATACGCAGAGTTGGCGGAATTGGTAAAGAAGAAAGATTAGCAGAAAAGTTTAATGTTATAGTATCTGACCTAAACCTTGATTTGGAGCAGGTTGGTATAATGGTAGCAAGGGTATTACCCGAACTCACCTTCAATCGCCTTATGGTAGTATTAGAGAGTGCTCAACACGAAAGAACCAAGGTAAGAGAAGAACCTAAGTTACACCACGACTACAGAAACTGGAGAATGGAACAAGAATGAGAATAGAAACCAAGGCAGATATCCTTGCTTATATCGGAGATCATTATCTAGAACTAGAAGCCGTAGATTATTTACCTGTAGACTTTTGGCACGAGTTTGAGGATGTTCTTACATTATCAGGGTTTGTATCTAGCCAATGGGCAACACCTACTTTGAGCGGTACAAAGTCAATAGAGTATGCCTATGATATGCTATGTGATATGAGAGAGATAGACCCTAGTATGGACTTCAAGACCATTGAGGAGTTCTTTAGAGCACAAGAGGTAGATGCGTGACCACCTTTGAATCTATGTGTGAGATACTCTCTGAGTTCTGGGCTGAGTATAGAGATGAAGAAGGTTTGGTAGACTTCGTTGCCTATAATGATTTAGGTTTGCCTCTTGCTTATTTTATTAATGAAAATATTGTTGTGCCTACCCCCGCAGCAGAGGCATACATAAATGAAACCTTTAACTTTTTAGTTGCTGCACTAGGCATTGATGACAAAGAGTCTTATGAATCATTGGATGAGATGTTTGACGCTGCCGATTTCAAGAAATAGTCGAAGCCCCCAAAAACGTCCTTTACGAACCTTCGAAAAAAAATCACGGGGCCTCTAGCCAAACCTCCTTTACGAACCCAACAAAAAAATTCACTGGACTTTTTAGACATTACGATCCCAAACCTTATATCCCCATATACGGGGCACAGTATACTCTAGATACTAAGGTTTGTCAAGTCTTTTATTACGATCCCCGACATTACGATCTCCAACTATCCTATCAGACATTACGATCCACGGTATATGAACCAGGGTATATTACGATCTGATACCAAATCCCCCTAGTATAACTACACACCAAATAAAAGATTACGATATCAAACCTTTTTCCCTGGTTTTTAGATATTATCAAACCTTTTTATTAATTTATTGGACAAAATCCTACAAAATGTCTATGGTTTTATAGGGGCTTTTAGGCTATAAAGGTTTGACAATATGAAGGTTTGGGAGTATAATTCGGCTATAAAGGTTTGAAGGTTTGACATATGAAGGTTTGTGTGGTAGGCCCTGCAACACGGTGGACATTACGAACGCCTTTGTCTAAATGGTCCATTCCCCACTATGCTCCACTTCACTCCACCCAAACCATATATAAAAAATATCAGTAAGATTTATCTGTGGATAACTATAGCAAATCTGTGGATAACTCATCTCATATTGTGGATAAACCTGTGTACAACTCTATGGTCCATAGGGTATAATTGCTATATGAAACTATTCTTTATATTGCTCTTAGGTCTATTTGCATTCTTAAACCTTATGGCATATCTCCAGCAATTAAGATGGGCTAACTATGGTTAATGTACTATGCTTTAACTGTGGGGGTATGTTTGAAGTATCCTATCAAACCTCAAAGCCTACATCTGCCTGTCCTAAATGTCAGGATAAGATGTTTGAGGAACAAACCTCATTTGAGGAATAAACCAGGGGATAAATAACTCTCTGGGGTTGTTCTGGCTATGGGGCATATGGGGCTTATATCTTATACTAGGGATTACGATCACACTTTAAATCCCCCGATTTTTCTGGTATGCTTGGTATATGAACGATGTAAACTTTGACAAACCACTATCTAAATATATCTTTGAGTCTTGCATTGACTGTGGCAAGTTTATTAGAACAAATGACAAAACCAGGCTTATCCTATTTATGATGGATCATTATGGGGGAGATGGCATTAAGGTTTGTAGTAAGAATTGGTACGGCTATGCTCTGTATACCCTGCTAAATTGGAAACATAGGAATATCTAAGCATATTTGGGATAGAACCGCTATAGCCCGTGTCGGGCTTGGGGAGGTTTGGAACCCTCTATTTTGCGCCGACTTTTAGTTGCACTTTTCGCCGAACTTTGGTACACTTTAGTTATGAATCCAAACGAATGCATTAAATGTGAGATGGCACATAAAGATCCATTATTTTGGGAGACTCATCAGACTATGACTGATGGTAGGATATGGTGTGCTTATGCTAGAAAACCTTGAAATCCCCGATCCTTTTCAAACCTTTGTAACTAAGAAATATGCTAATGCTAAAGGCTTGGTTTATGACTTCTTTGCTAAAGAGTGGTATCTTAAGACTGCTTGTTGTGGGGAAGAATTGTATGCCCCGAACAAAAAAACTATGACAAAAATACGTTTATACCATACAAGAAATGAGTGCTTAAATGGATACTGAACAAACCTTTGACCAAGAGTTTACAGTTGAAGAGATTACGAAGGCTATTGTAGATCAGGCTAGGTCTGATGTTAAGGCTAAGTATGGAAACAAGAAACGGCATAGACAATGACTGGCATTACCTGTGTAAACTGTTATGGTACTAATGCTACTCAGGTAGTAAAGAGTGGTGCCTACTGTGCAGAGTGCTATACTTATATGATAAAGGAGGTTCAAAATGATTAATGTATTATTTCTTATTCCCGCATTTTTTATGGGATATGTCGCTTGCTATGTTGCAATGACTTATAAGGTTGACCAAGATTAAAGAGCCAAAGATTATGAAGATGGACTGGAAGTCCCTTGGTTATGAAAGAGAGTATAAAGATGGAAAAGTCAGATGGGTTCCTAGGGAAGTCTACAAAGGAACACAAGACGAACAACCTACCTCTTAGGTGGTTTGCTAATCTGTGCGAAAAGCCTGCTCATTACCATCTCAACAAGTTCTTACATTACAGCGATCACGATGACTATGGTCTTGTATGTAGGTACCACGCACGTGTATCTTATTGGCTCTATAAGCCCTACTTAAGGTGGGGTACCGTGTATGAACTCAATACCCATTTAACCGAGCAGGACCATATAGACTCAAAAGAATGATATAATGATTTTATATTATCTTAGGAGCAATTAATGGCTATATCAGTATTTCCAGCACCAACAGCAAGTAGCGGAGCCTCAGCCTTTTCCATCACCGCTGCAGCAGCAAATACGGTTTACCGAGATACTTTGGTTTTTTCCCCTGCAATTTATAGGGTTAGTTGCATTGCTGGAACCATATCAACTGTAGATTTTTTTAACGGAAATACTTTTATTGTCCGTGCTGTAACCGCAAGTGGAACTATAGATGTTTCTTTGGGTTCTGAGGCAGATAATGTGCGTTTTCATACCAACACAGGAACAAATGTTATTGTTACTATTACTAAATTGGCTGATATTTTGATTGATGATTTTCCAAGTAGAACCTTAGATACTGTTACGTCCACAGGAACTTATACTGGAACTTCTGCATCAGGTTTTGGTTACGCCATAGTAATCGGCGGTGGTGGTAGTGGAGGAAGCATAACAGGAGAGGGCGATGTTTCAGGCGGAGGCGCAGGAGGTATGGCTGCAAAAATTGTTGCATTAACTGGCAGTATGGCAGTAACCATTGGTGCGGGTGGGACCTCGGTAACGAATACTGTTGGATTAGCAGGTGGAAACTCTACTTTTGCAGGAATGACTGCAAACGGAGGTAGCGGTGGAGTAAGGTTTGCAGGTGATAATCTTGGAACTGGAACAGCAGCAGGAGGCACGGCAACTGGAGGAATCTATAACATTACTGGAGGAAGAGGCGCAGGACGTAACGCAACTGCTGCTACAGCAAGTGATTTTTCTCCATTTCCATTTGTAAGTTTTGGTAATATAGGTGGCGGAAATGGTATATATAATAGTATTAACTTAAATGCTGGTAAAACTGGAAATACATTAGGAGTTGGTGGTGGGGGAAACTGGGGAACAAATGGTTCCATTACTAACGCAACAGGTTACGGTGCTGGCGGTGGTGGAGCAGCCAATAATGGTGCTTCTGGAATTGGTGCACCTGGCGTTGTTTTCGTTCTAAAGTATTGATTAATACAAATTTGACTTACTAAACCTTATTTGCTATACTTTGTATATGACACTAAGTTCAACATTATTTAGTTTATTCTGTATGTCTTTGGGACTATGGATCTTATTGGGTAGGAGATAATCATGGCTAGAATAATTATATGTTATATTTGTAAGAAGGAGATTGAATCTAGATCCCCCTTCGCCCACGAAACCTTAACAAACCATCTAAAGAAAGACCATAAAAAAGTAGATGCTTAAGTTCCTATTTGGTATGCTTGCTGGGTATTTTGTGGCAAACCTTGAAATTGCAAGGTATTTAGTTAGTAAAGGCTATAGGTCTGTTTATGACATTCCAGATAAAGATTGAAGAGTTTGATTACAGTAGCATTAAAAAAAATGCATTCTATCTACCGCCAATTCCTTGGAAGTGGACATTAACTAAGTCAGGCAAAGTTCTTGGGTTTGGGTATTGTCATACAGAAGAGGAAGCCAACGAGATGGCCAATCAATCTTTAAACTATTTTAAAAAGCCTCAGTACAAGTAGAACAATAAAATTCGGGTCTATCAATAGCATCTGAATCACCAATAATAACATGACCAGATCTTGCCATCTCTAAAATATCAGGATTAAGAACTCCATAGGCTATGGGTGTTAGTCTTGAACCACAAGTATTACACATACTTTAATCATACCACACTTGCACCTGAAGCCAAAGTTTGCTATACTGAGTATATGAAAAACACTTATAAATGTCCAGATTGCAAAACCTCTATAATTATTAATACCAAGGTTCACGAATTACCAGAATCAATTATATGTCCTTGCGAAACGGTAATGCCGCTAGAGTCTTCCAAGTAATATGTGGTCGTGGGTATTAGCCTTTATTGGCGTTTCTGGAATCTTCCTTGTTGGTCGCAAGACTATCTGGGGATGGTTAGTTCTGTGCTTAAATGAGATCCTATGGATTGTCTATGCCCTCACAACAAAACAATATGGCTTTATATTTGCAGCGGTAGCGTATGGAATAGTCTATATTAAATCATTTATGCACTGGAGAAAAGATGAGTCGTGATTACTTTAAAAAGTTATGGTCAACCATCTTATCAAACGGTGTTCGCCAAGACTCTGAGGGTAACTGGAATGTTATAAACTCTTCTACCAATAAGCGTAGAATGGAAGGTAAAGGCTCTAGTGTAGGTGGTGTATCTGGTCCTAATCAACATCAATGGATCCCCGCCAAAATTTATGTAACACCAGATGAACTAAAAGAGATTTGGGATAGACAACTTGGCAAATGCTACTGGTTTGGTGTAGACTTAGACTTAGAACTACTCTATAAGTCACACCCTGATTGGATGCCAAAGCACCCTATGTGTCCTAGCATAGATAAGATTGATGTTAATGGAGATTATACAAAAGAGAATATTGTTATCACAACTAGGTTTGCTAACTTTGGCAGAAATGTTTGTGACTTTGACAAGTTCCACGATATAGTGAGGGTTTTAAAAAATGCATAATGCAGTTATATTTGATGTTGATGGCACTCTAGCAAATGTTGAGCCTTACCTACACCACATCAGGAATATACACAATACTCCTGACTTTAAAAAGGATTACGATAAGTTTCACTCTGAATCAGTTAATGCTGAACCAAATCAAGAAGTAGTTGAGATGGTTAATCAAACTTTCTTTGATCAGAATCATGTTATCGTTGTTACTTCTCGTAATGAATACTGGCGGGGCATTACCTCATATTGGCTAGCAAAAAATGATATTGGACACCACGCTTTGTATATGCGTAAAGATGGTGACTTTAGACCTGACTATGAAGTAAAGAGTGAGATCCTTGCTAAGATTAAGAAGCAGTGGAATGTCATTCATGCTATTGATGATAATCCAGCAGTATTAAAGTTATGGTTTGAGCACGGCATATCAACTACAAAAATTGGCGATTGGGATGGAAGTAGAGACTAATATGTTTTGTATAGATTGCGGATCTAAAATAGTTAATGGAGACTGCAACTATTGTTTTAAAAATAAAAATGCATTAAAAGAATTTGAAGAGGAGTCAGATGAGTAACTGGACAGAAGAACTTACCGATGAACAAAAGAAGCAGGTATGGGACTTTATTGTGTTTACTGTAAAAGAAATCAGAGAACAGATAGCAGTTGATATTCTTGCTACATCTGATCTTTGGGCAGCAAAGGGTTTAAATAAGTCCCGTCGTACACAAAAAGCATTTACTATATCTGCTGCTATTGCGAGAGGACAAAACGAAATCAAATGATTATGAATGTTATTAAATTTATTAAGTGTAAGATAAGCGGCCACAGACTAGCCTATGGTGGTGCATGCCCATTTACTGGGTTGCTATATGATTATTGTGAAAAATGTAGTATGATGATTCCAAGACAGCCAGTGGGGTAACTTTAATTATGGAAAACAATTATGATGTGCCAAATGAAGTTCGTGATAAGATTATTAAAGATTATATGATGAAGTCTTATCATTGGACAATTGGTCTTGGAATGTTTTTAATTGGTCTATTGTTGGGAGCATTAATAGGTGGCTGATCCAAATCAAACCTCTGCTCGTGGCGACTGGCTCTGTCCTTGTAGTGGATGTTCAAAGTCTATTGCAGCAGAACGCAAACAACTGATTGAATTATTTGAAAAACATAAGTATGACTACTTAGTTTATCGTGGTTCATCATTTGATCAGGATGGTAATTTAATGTGGGCTAAAGATGATACTGAAGCATATGCTGAGGGCATTGATGAAGTTATTAAGTTGATTAAAGAAAGAATGCTCAAGCCTAAAATTAAGCACCAGTAGCCAAGTTGGTTAAGGCACCGAACTCATAATTCGGCTATCGTAGGTTCAAGTCCTACCTGGTGTACTAAATCTCTGTAACTCAGCGGAAGAGTGACACCCTTCTAAGGTGTAGGTCGTAGGTTCAAATCCTACCAGAGATGCTATAATAGAATGAAACTAAAAGGGGTAATTCGTTGGCTAAAATTGTTTTTCTAGGAAACTTTGAGGTTTCTTATAGTAGTGAGAATCATCATGCTAAGAGTCTAGAATCTCTTGGGCATACCGTTGTAAAATTGCAAGAAAAGCAAGCAAAAAGCCACGTAATTCTTGATCAAGCCTTGAACTCAGACCTATTTATTTGGGTACATACCCATGGCTGGGAGACAAGCGGAAGAATTACAATGGATAATGTTTTGCTTGAGTTAAAGAAGGCAGGCGTAGAAACAATTACCTACCATCTTGATCTATGGTTTGGACTTGATCGCCAGAAGGATCTTGAAGACGATAACTTTTATAAAACCATTGGTCACTTCTTTACAGTAGATAAGTTGATGGCTGATTGGTTTAATGAGAACACACAGGTAAAGGGACACTTTATTCCTGCAGGAGTTTATGATAAAGAATGTTATATCCATAAGGACTATGACTCAGATAAGTTTAAGTATGACGTAATATTTGTGGGTAGCAAGAGGTATCACCACGAGCATAAGTATAGATCAGACCTTATAGATTTTCTAAGAAAGACTTATGGAAGTAGATTTCTTCACGTTGGTGGTGACGGAGACACTGGAACTGTGCGTGGTGATGAGTTAAATAAGATATACGCACAAAGCAAGGTGGCAGTAGGAGATAGCCTTAACATTAACTTTAACTATCCTTATTACACTAGTGATAGGTTGTTTGAGAGTACTGGTCGTGGAGGATTTACTATCTACCCTCGCATCAAAGGTTTAGAAGATTACTTTGTTGATGAAGAAGAAATTGTTTTTTATGAACACGGTAACTTAGAAGATCTAAGAACTAAGATAGACAAGTATCTTGAAAATGGTGTTGATAGGGAGCGTATCAGGTTAAGTGGCCATGAAAAAACTAAGCAAGAGCATACATACATCCATAGATGGAAAATCATTATGAGTGAGTTAGGAATACAATGAACTGTATAGTGACGGGTGGTGCTGGATTTATTGGATCAAACCTTGTTGATAAGTTAATTAGTCTTGGTCATGATGTTATTTGTGTTGATGATGAGTCTGCAGAGTGTCATGAACAATTCTATTGGAATGATAAAGCACAAAACTATAAGTATGATATTTGTGATTATGATCTGATTGCCCCACTCTTTAAAGATATTGACTGCGTATTTCACGTTGCATCTGATGCAAGAATACAGCCAGCAATACTAAATCCTAAAAAATCTATTCAATCAAACGCAGTAGGAACAGCCAATGTTCTTGAACTTTGTAGGGTTAACAAGGTAGGTAGACTAATTTATTCAAGCACATCTTCTGCATATGGAAAAAAGTCCTTTATTCCAAACACAGAAACTCAGCAGTCTGATCCACTAACACCTTATTCCGCAGCAAAAGTTTTTGGGGAAAATTTAGCAAGAGTGTATTATAACTTGTATGGTTTAGAAACTATATCCCTTAGATATTTTAACGTTTACGGAAATAGACAGCCCCTTAAAGGTCAGTATGCACCAGTAATAGGGTTATTCTTAAAACAATACCACGAAGGAAAGCCATTAACGGTAGTTGGAGATGGATCTCAACGCAGAGACTTTACACACATATCTGATGTAGTAGAAGCAAACATCCTTGCATCTCAGACAAAAGATGGGTTTGGTGAAGTATATAATATTGGGTATGGAAATAACTACTCTATACTTGATATTGCTAATATGATTTCAAATGATGTTAAGTTTATCCCGTCAAGAGTTGGAGAGGTTCAAGAAACTCTTGCGTCTAACTCTAAGTTTAAAAATTTAACTGGATGGATGCCAAAGGTATCACTAATAGAATGGTTGCAAAAATGACAGAAATGGTTAAAGCAGTTTTAAACGGAGAGTTTGAAATGATCTTGCCTAAGCATCGTGCAGATAGACCAGACTGGTATGAACCACATGGGTGGGAAAAACCAAGATTAAAACATATGTCTGAGAACATTGGTACTGAAGATGTTGTTTACTACGTTGGTGCTGAAGAAGGAGAATTTCCAGCACTATGTCAAATGTGGGGTGCAGAAGTAGTTTTATTTGAGCCAAACCCTAAAGTTTGGTCGCACTTTCCTGCAACATGGACTGCAAATAATTTAGAAATTCCCATGGTATGTATTCCTGGATTTGCATCTGACAAGATAAATAAACTTTCTAGAATATATTACAATGAATGGCCCCCAGAAGTTAATGATGTAATTGAAGCAGCACATGGATTTAAAGAATTGTATCTTGAAGGAGATACCTATGGGCAAATCACTATAGATTCTTGTGTATATGATCATGGAATTAAACCACCTACCGCTATTTCATTGGACGTAGAGGGTAGTGAATGGAGGGTGCTAGGAGGTGCAGAGAAGGTGCTTAGAGAGTACAAACCAAAGATTTGGCTATCTGGACACCCTGAGTTTATGTTACAGCAATGGGATGAATCTTTATATAATCTTAGACACTGGATCAAGGGATTAGGATATACTGAAATAATTTTAGACTACCAGCATGAGGTGCATCTTTATTATGAATCATGCTAAAACTTTTTGGGATAACGCTGCTAAAGATCCAGATGTAAGGTATAAATATATTGCAGATGAGTGGGCAACTACTGAAACATTTTTGGATCTTATAAAAAATAATAATGACGAATGGAACAATGTTTTAGAAATTGGTTGCGGAATAGGCAGACTGCTAGTTCCTTTTGCAGATATGCACAAAGACTGTAACTTCTATGGGATAGACATATCTGATGAAATGATAAACCTTGCACCTAAAAGAGATAACATAAAGTATCAAGAACTTGCAGACAACCTTGATCTTGTATATTCAATGTTAGTCTTTCAACATATTGAACACCAAGAAAAGATTAACTACATAAAACTTGCTTATGAAAAATTAAAAGTTGATGGTATTTTATTCTTTCAGTTTGTTGTTGGGGAAGAGAACTCTCCATACTCTTATCAAACATCAAGGTTTGAAGTTGACAGAATATTAAGTGATGCAGGATTTAAAAACTTAATATTTACAAATCATATGCATCCTGAATGGATGTTTGTTAGGGCTACAAAATGACTAATGCATACATATATTCTATTGATCCGCTTGATGCTGCGGATGGTAAATGGGACTATGGATTACTTAAAGAAACATTTGAAAAAAATAATGTTAGTCAGATAGTTGTAAAAGAAATACCAAAAGCAGATCGTGGGTTTGTTGTTATTCCTGGACATGGAAATGCTGGTAAAGAAAAAGAAATATCAAACCAATTAAAAAACCTTGATAGAGTTGTCTTGTTTATAACTGGTGATGAAAGCGCTCAATTTAATGTAGATAAAATTAGTCACTCTAATATTTCTATTTGGGTTCAATACCCACATCAAAAACATGAAAAATATAATAAATTTTTTATTGGTCCACCTCAGCATTTAAAGTCTAACCTACCTGATTATCCTGTTAAAGAATATGACATTTATTTTGGTGGACAAATAACCCATCAGCGTAGACAACAGTTAGCAGAGGTTATGCCAGACCTTCCCAATGCCCTCTATAAGCCTACAAAGGGCTTTGCACAGGGAGAACAGCCTAAAGAGTACTACCGCACCCTATCAAAGGCTAGAGTTGTTCCAGCCCCCGCTGGTGCCCAAGTTATAGACACCTTTAGGTTCTTTGAGGCTATTGAGATGTTGGCTTTGCCTGTTGGGGATCTTGTTGATTCTAAGGGTGAAATGATTGATTATTTTAATTATGTTTACCCTGCAGGAATTCCAATTGAAAAAGTTAATAACTGGAATAAATTAAAAGAAATACTTCCTAACCTTATTAATGATTATCCAAACAATATGCATCAGGTTGTATGTTGGTGGATTAAATATAAAAGAGATTTTTCTATTGAGATAATGAAGGATATTTATGAACAAAGATAACGTAACAATTATAGTAGTCGCTTCAGTTATTCCAAGTCATCCAGATACTTTTATTATTGATGAGACAATATCCTCAGTAAGATCACACTTTCCAGACAACGAAATCATTCTACAACTTGATGGTCTCAGAAAAGAAAGATTGGCCCGTAAGGATGACTACGATGAATTTAAAAGTAGGGTTCTCTGGAAGTGTTTACATGAATGGAAAAATGTTTTGCCTGTAATATTTGATGAGCATAGCCATCAGACAGACATGATGAAAAAAACTATTGATGATATTCAAACAGCAGCAATACTTTATGTTGAAGGAGATGCTCCACTAACTCCTGACATTGAAATTGATTGGCAGAAATGTCTAGACATGCTTGAATATGAGAAGGCTAACACTATTAGATTTCACTTTGAAGCATCTATTCCTATTGAGCATGAACATCTAATGTTTGGCATTGAAGATGGCTTTATGAAAACACTTCAATGGAGTCAAAGGCCACACCTTAGTCTAACTAAATATTATAGAGAAGTAGTTCTTCCTGCTTGTGATGAGAAAACTTTTATTGAAGATAAGTTTCACGGGGTAGTCCAAGATGATGGATGGGACAAGCATAAACTTTGGATCTATCATCCAGAAGGAAGTATTAAGCGTTCATATCATCTAGATGGTCGTGCTGGAACAAGAAAATTTACATCAGATGATGATGCTTGGGGATATACAGAGTGACATTTGGAATAATTGCAAGATGCGATAATACTGGATTAGGAAATCAAACAAGGGATTTAGTTAAAATGTTAAATCCAGATAGGATTCTCCTAATTAACTCTGCAAAATTTAATAACAATAAGCAATATCCTGAGTGGTATGAAGGATATAACGTAACAATGACCAATGGCTTTCCAACCAAGCAAGAGGTTGCTATATTTATGGATGGATTAAATTCTGTTTTAACCTGTGAAACTTTCTACCACCCACACTTTATTAATTTGGCCCAAAGGCGTAAGGTCAAAACCTTAATGCAGTATAACTATGAGTTTCTTGATCATCTAAATAAACCAGATATGCCTTTGCCAACCTATATGATTTCTCCTAGTTACTGGAAGATAGATGAGGTTATTAGTAAGTTTAGTAATGATACGACTGTTGTTCATATACCGCCGCCAATTGACTCAGAAGAGTTTGCCACTGTTAGAAATAATAATCTTGCAAAAGATCATAAAAGAATCCTACATATTGGCGGAAAGGTTGCTTCCAAAGATAGAAACGGTACTCAAACTGTAATTGATATGCTCAGACATTCCAAGGCTGACTATGAGTTAGTTATTCGGAGCCAAAGCGAACTTAATATTAATTGCCAAGACTCCAGGCTCACTGTTGAAATAGGCAATGTTGATAGCAGGTCTTCAATGTATGATGGTTTTGATGCTATGGTTCTTCCAAGAAGGTATGCTGGTCTTTGTCTACCAATGAATGAAGCCCTTATGAGTGGCCTTCCAGTTTTTATGACTGATATATCCCCAAATAATCAGGTGCTTCCAAAAGATTGGCTAATACCATCAAGCAAAATTACTACACTTATGACAAGAGTTAAACTAGATGTATATGATGCTGATGTTAGAGAACTTGGCAAAAGGATTGATAAGTATGTTAACAGTGATAAGAAAGAACAAAAAGAAAAGGCTGCAACGATTGGATTTGAAAACTTTGACCCATCTATTCTAAGGGATCAATACCTTCAGATTCTGGAAGGATAAACTCTTCGGAAAACTTTTGTTTCAAATCTCCAAGAGTTAAAAATGTTGCCTTTCTATCTTTAATAAATTTAATATCTGTTCTGAGTTCTTTAATCTTATAGTCTGTAAACTTTAATACATAATAAGATAACCATAGATCATCAATGATCCAGTATTCTTCAGGGCAGTCAAAGAAGTCTTCATTTAAAAAAAGTTTAGCATCACAAATAAGCCCACCAGTACCAGCATAGTTACCTAACTCATTGCCAACAATTTTAATCTTTCTTTTATATCTTGAGTTAACCTTATGTGCCCAAAAAGATTTTACACAATCGCTTTCATATTGTCTATGACATTCCTGAATAAAGGTGTTTGGAATTATTTCATCGTCATCAATAAATATTATTTTTTCATATCCTTCTTCAGCGAGATCTCTTGCTAATAGAAACCTAGCAAACTGCTTAAATTCATTTGAGTAATTGTGAACAGAGATATTTAAGTTGCCTTTAAACTTATCTAAATACTTTAAAAGTTTTTCGTTTTGATTTGAATTATCAACAATATAAAAATCAAAATCCTTGTCTGTTTGATTATTTATGCAGGCTAATGTAGCACTTAGGTTTTCAAACCTTATATACGTACACATTATTAGCGCTGTTGTTGACATATTTTCCTCTGGTAGCATAGAAAGAGCCAGCCTAAATAGACTGGCCCTAACTATTTTGACTATTTACTTCTTTGGTGCTGCCTTCTTGACTGCAGCCTTCTTCTTTACAGGTGCCTTAGCAGACTTGAGAGCCTTCTCTACTTCCTTAGCATCTGGCAATACGCCAAAAGCCTTGTCGTTAGGGTTGATTGCTCTAATTGCTACTGGTGCGATAGCAGCAACAAGTGCTGTCCATAGATCCTTTGGATCTGTTACGCCAGCCATGTAGAGTGCTAGACCTGATGCAAGCACTGAGCGACCATATGATGCTAGTAGTGCTTCTAGTTGTTTCTTATTCATTTTATTCCTCCTAGGATATAACTCGTGTTAGTAATGTAAAGCCAATCCATAGACCAATAATTCCTGCGACTCCCGCAAAAACTG